AATATTTTTAGGGCACATTGGCTTTGCATTCTTGTTGGCATGTCTTATTTTGTTACTTGATTGAGTTTTACCCCGGGGATTGGTTGGCTCCGCCCCGGGTTTTTACACAGGTACCCCTAAAAAGGTACCTGTTTTTTTGGCCGCCCTGTAATCTTAGCACGAGTTTCTGATGTTGGCGGGGCACGGTGTTTAGCAGACATGCTCATTTTTAAACGAGTTTCTAAACTTTTAGGCTTACTCATTTTTTGCTTAGTATATTCGGACAAGCGATGACCGGACGTGCCGTCCCCACCGTCAGTCATGTTAGCAAGTATGCCAGAGCCAATATCTTTACGCCCATACCAACGTATCATTCTACGTTCGAGTGCTAACGCACCAATCTCAGATAGGTTTTGTTCTAAGATTATAATGTGTGTTTGATCAGGGATTGCAACGCGATGATTATATTTGTGCCAAGCACGGATACCAACTCCTTTACCAATATAGTAAGGTGTTCCTGCTTTTGCAGTTAACGAATCTTTTGTTCGGATGTAAGCGTAAACATAAAACCCTTGTGGCGGGTTAGCGTAAATAGACATGCTGATTGCTCCTTGTAGCATTAGAGCCGGTGGATGTTGGTAGCATCGTGATCGGCACCATTATTTATACAACAATTTGACTTTTGTTTGCATGTGTGTTACTATATACAACATGCACTTCGCCACACCACAACGACAAATCATAGTCCAGCCAACTAGGGCACTGTACAAATGGTCTCGCATTTTCAATCGATTGCAAAGAAACTTTTTTGCAGAGCCAGTTGAACTACGGCGTGAGCGCCAAATAAGAGATTTTATAACACTCAATGGCTACCAACGTGTACGATTCAAAACAGACACCGATGTGTTTGGTGATTGTGCAAGAGTACAGCATAGTGCTGAAGCTGACCTTGTTGTAATAACTGATCAAAAATTCAGCAGATATCCTTGCCCTATCATCATTGAAAAAATACAATGGCATTTGGATCAGTGTCCTGCATTGTATCTGTGTTTGAACAGGCACTACATCAACATAGACAACAGTTACCATGATGCTACCTTGGACAGCAAATATACTGTGGCCATTACACAATGGTTGAAAAAGAATTTACCTTCAGCAGATGTTGTTGATTTAAGTTTAGATTTCGAAGACTACGGTCGCAGTTTTACTTGGGCGGTGCCAGATCGACACTATTTTATCAGGAGACTCAATGACCAAACTGATTGAATTTTTTGATCAACAGCCCATGCGGGCTGACTGGAAAACACAATACATCAGATACCGACTGGGCAGACTCAAACATCAATACTGGTTGTGGAACAGAAAAAATTCCTCTAAGGCATTGATTGATGAATATGATTATGCTATACTACGCAACTGCCAGCCAGGCCGCACAGTGTTTTTTGCCAGTGCCGGATACTACTTAAAAGACATTTGGCCCGAGATTGAGTCAGTGGAAATGCATCCTGTGGTAAAAACATTTTATCCTAATGTGCATGTGTGCCCACAGCGTGAACAGCTAATAGACTTACCTTGGCGAGCAGATAATTTTGCTGTGGTAAACAATCGCGGTGATATCTGGACTGAAACAGAAAACATTGCTCGCTACTGCGAACAGTATACTGCTGTAATGAATCCTGGTTGTAGATTTTTTTACAGTTTTAGAGACACACAGATTACCAGCATCAATAGGCTTACTACAGACCTAGAACAGTATTATTTAAACTGGGCGTTAGCATTAGAACAGAGATGTAATTTAAAGTTGGTATGGCATAGTGTAAAATTTGATCGTAAAATGCCAGACCAAAATGGCTACTACGACCAGTTGGAAAATCCAGACACCACAAATGGTAATTTGAAGTTTTGGTTTGTATACAAAGGAACGCCGTGGAGCGTGGAAACATGATAGAAATAATTTGTTATGCAGGTGGTACTTGCGGAGATTTGATTGCAGCATTGATTGATAGCAAAGGCGCATACTTTAGAAACAAAGCCGTGATGTTTGAGCGGGAAAGATTAAGATTTAAGAAGCCACACGCATTTGCCGACGACGAGGAACGTGATCAATACCTTGCAGAAATGACACTTAAATACAAGTCTATACCCAGTCATGATTTACAATATCACCTTAGACGAAAACACAACTTTATAGGTATCACAGTAAGCGATTGGAATACTGCACGATGGGCGTCTCAAAGATTCAAAGAATTACATCAATCTCATGTTTGGGAAGACATGATCGCTGCCAGCGGCGCCGATTCGATAGAAAAATACGCACAATTAATGATTGATTTTTCTAATGTGATTGTTAAACATACTGATAGAATCATAACATTAGAATCCATACGAGCAGGTACTGCGTTGCAAAATCAACTGTTGTCAACTGGTAGCAAAAATCTTTATCAAAATTGGCAAGATCTACAGAATGGTGTTTTTATAACATGAAACAAACAACCATCGTCATCAAGGACGAAGTAAACATCAAGATTGAAGGACTGGACTTGGATGCTCGCAAGGCTCTTGTGAATGCTTTTAAATACGAAAACCCTGCCGCACGTTATTTGCCAGCGGTGCGACTGGGACGTTGGGATGGCAAGGTAGCATACTTCCAACTGGGCGGATCAACTTATGTGAATTTGCTACCAGAGATCATACCCATCTTGGAACGGTTGGATTATGACATTGAACTAGATGACCAGCGCGACTATTCAAACACGTTCGACTTTGAACAGGTGAGTGAAACAAGTTTTGCACATGTGAAATGGCCTCGGACACATCCAGCAGCAGGTGAGTCTATCATGTTGCGTGACTACCAAGTGGAGATCATCAACAACTTCCTGGCCAATCCACAGTGCATACAGGAAGTGGCCACAGGTGCAGGCAAAACAATCATGACTGCGGCCTTGAGCAATGCTGTCACACCATATGGACGCAGTATTGTTATTGTGCCCAACAAAAGTCTTGTGACACAGACTGAAGCAGACTATATCAACATGCAACAAGATGTTGGCGTGTACTTTGGCGACAGAAAAGAATACGGACGTCAACACACCATATGCACTTGGCAGAGTCTAAACAACCTGTTGAAGAACACCAAGGCCGGTGTGGGCGATTGTACCATAGGTGAGTTTCTCGAAGATGTGGTGTGCGTGATTGTGGACGAAGTACACATGGCCAAAGCAGATGCACTGAAAACTTTGCTCACAGGAGTGATGGCTAGAGTGCCAATTCGCTGGGGATTGACAGGAACTGTGCCCAAAGAAAAGTTTGAAAGCCAAGCATTGTTGGTCAGTCTTGGTCCTGTAATTGGCCGACTCAGTGCCAGCGAACTGCAACAACAAGGTGTGTTGGCCAATTGTCATGTGAACATTGTGCAGTTGATTGACCATGTGGAGTACAAAGACTATCAAAGCGAACTTAAATATTTACTGGAAGAATCAGGACGCTTGGACACCATGGCTGATTTGATCAACCGAGTAAACGAAACAGGCAACACACTAGTGCTAGTGGACCGTACTGAATGTGGCAGACAACTGGTGGAGCGACTGGGTGAGCGGGCAGTGTTTGTGTCGGGTTCAACCAAAACTAAGAATAGGCAAGCAGAATATGATGAAGTGGCTGATGCGACTGATAAAATTATTGTGGCGACTTATGGTGTGGCCGCTGTGGGGATTAATATTCCTAGGATTTTTAACTTGGTTCTTGTGGAACCCGGAAAGAGCTTTGTCCGCGTTATACAATCTATTGGGCGAGGTATTAGAAAAGCAGAAGACAAAGACCATGTTCAAATCTGGGACATAACTAGCACTTGTAAATTTGCCAAGCGTCACTTGACCAAGCGCAAACAGTTTTACAAAGAAGCCAACTATCCCTTTACACAAGAAAAACTGGATTGGATGACGTTAGGTTGACTTTTGTCACACAACAGTATATTATAACAACATGCGAATCCTAACATTAGACAATATCCATTACGACCTAGATCATTTGCCTGAAGAAGTAGATGACATGAGGTTTGCCATACTTGACAACTCAAATCCACAAGAGCCAGACTATCATTTTATTCCACTAATCTTTTTAGAAAGTTTCAATGCACCTGCACTTGTACTACGTATTGGAGAGAACACTATCAAGATGCCCATGGACTGGCAAATACTCATAGGTGAACCTGAAGTAGGTGACTTGGAAGTACTACCACTAACATCAATCAATGATCGTGGCTTTAGAGTGTTTCAGTTTAACCCACTCACAAGTTTTCGTCCTTCATTCCCAGACATTGAAATCTTGGATGTGTATCATGAAGTGAGTTGGTATGCACCCAAGTTAAAGAATGGACAGCTACTTGCTGTGCCCTTGAACGATGATCCAGACCCCGACTGTGTGTACTTTGTCAAAGACATCAGCCGCAACTGTGAGATAGTAGACTACAACAAGAGTTGGTAACATGCCTTATACTGAACCACAAATATTTGAAATGATCAATCGCTTGGTGAAGATCTATCTGGAAAGTTATCCAGAAGATCAAGAAGGCCTGGACCGCTTCCTGCGCTGGGCACATAGTCAATATGGTTACAAGTATGGGAACCCTTAAACCAGGCGCTACCTACATCTACGAACGCAACGGCAATGAAGTGTACGCCCGCGAATCGGGTGCTGACCCCAGCACCAGGCAACTAATGGGATATGCATATGATCCAGTAAATGGACATCATGTTGATTACGACAGTAGAACATCAGATGGTAGACCCTTGTTTGATCACATCCAGGAAGATAAAATGTGGGGCGAAATTCGGCGAATGGCCAAGACCAGTCCTGCTTTACAAGATGCCCTGGAACGTGTTATAATGATATACAAGTTAATCAAAGTGGACAAGTGAGCGACAAACTAAACATTGCCAATGAGATGCGACAACTGGATCGCAAGAACAGAAACTTCTATCGCGAACTCACAGATGAGGAACGCAAGAAGTTTTCAAACTATCTCATGATTCGTTGGGCCAGTTGTGTAGAAGGGTCCAAAGAGATGCAAGAGTTTTATTTGATCTCCACCAACGAACGACTGAACAAACACTTTTTCAACATCAATAGACATCCTGAACTGCAATGGTTGTGTGCCACTGCTGTAAGTCCAGACATGGGCACACCCAGACACAACTGGATCTCGCCCAAGAAGAAAGAAACAGGTGCAGGAGCCAGCAGTATCAAAAAGCAGTTGGCAGAACTGTTTCCCACATACAAAGAAGATGAAATAGCCATGCTGGCCTCAATAACCACAAAGAAAGAACTTGATCAATACATTCGCGATCACGGCAACGACAAATGAAATACAAACAACTGGTGGTAAATGGGTGCAGTTACATGCACAAATATGCTGCAGGGCTCGGACATGTAGATCTAAAAACTCAATTGGGCATTGACTCTGCACAAAGCATAGCCGTGAGTGGCAGCGCCAACAGCAGAATTTTAAGAACAACTTTAAAACACAGTTATACCACAACAGTGCCAACTTTTTATGTATTGGGTATGACTTTTGTCAGCAGACTTGAACTACCAATTTGTGAAGAAGAAACGTCTTTTGAAGGGCGTTGGGTTAATCCACAAAATCAAGAATTCAAACCAAGATGGCAAATGCATTGGACTGACCAGGACTGCAAACAATTTGTAGAAATCAAATTAAAAAGCGAAATATACAGCATTGTAGATCGTACTGAGGATTTGATGTATCGCATGTTGAGCACTGTAAACGATTTAAAAAGTCGTGGACACCAAGCATTGCTGTATCAACAAGCAGACAATCTTTATCAACCACATCTACATGATCCCAAACTAGCCTTGTTAAATTCATGCCCAGAAATTGTGCATGGATTCGAGTGGCGGGCCACTGCATATCAACAGCAGCAAGGCGTGCCTGGATCAAAATATCCACCTGGTTCGCTATATGTGCCACCAGATATGACACATCCGGAACAAGGTCACCATCATGTGCTGAACACATACTTGACAAACTATATCAATGAGCATAAAATATTACAATGAGTCATCAGTGTGCTTTTTGTAAAAAAGAATTTGCAAGAGAGACCAGTATTGCAGTTCACATGTGTGAGCCCAAGCGTCGACGGCAAGAACGATCTGAACGTGGTGTTGAACTGGGCTTTCAATCCTACTTGAGATTCTATGAGATTGCACAAGGCTCGGCCCGGCTCAAAACATTTGATGACTTTGCAGACAGTCCTTATTACCGAGCATTTGTCAAGTTTGGCAGGTATTGTGTGTCCACCCGTGCCATCAATCCCAGACAGTTCACAGAGTGGTTGCTGAAACACAACAAAAAGATTGACAACTGGGGCAGTGACAAAATCTACACTGAGTACTTGTTGGACTATCTAAAGGTAGAAGCAGTGGCTGACGCACTTGCACGAGCAGTGGAGTTTGGTATAGACTGGTCGGAGAAACACTCGGCACCTGCAAATGATTGTTTGCGTTATGGCAGCACACATGCCATGTGCCATGCTGTCACAACAGGACGCATCAGTCCTTGGGTGATATACAACTGTGAGTCGGGACAAAAGTTTTTAGGTGAACTCACAGCAGACCAAGTGGCTATGATATGGCCCTACATAGATTCAGATGTGTGGCAAAAGAAATTTGCAGACTATGCCGCAGATGCTGAATACGCTAAAGAGATATTGAAACAAGCAGGATGGTAACATGATAGGTCAAATACAACAAGCTGGCAAGTATACGTCAATCACCGGCGGTCCTGGTACTAATTATGTCAACAACGTTGGCTACATGGGTGTGGGGCAATTACAATTCAATACTGGCACACAACGATTGGAAGTGTATAACGGTACCAGTTGGCAACCACTCAGCCTGGGCACTTACTACGTTGGATTGAATCCTGATGCTGAATTGTTACTTGACTGGGTGAGTAAACGACGTGACGAAGAAGCAGAAGCCCGGCGTATGGCTGAACAGTATCCTGCTGTGGC